TGGTGTATAGCTAAAAAAAGAACTAGTGTAACTTCCATAACCTCCATAACCTCCAGAGTCGACAAGTATTGCTTGAATTAGTTGATTTAGACTATTATATACATATAAATAGTCAGGGTCTGTATCATACGCTCCTAAAAATGTTATTTGATAATTTCCAGGCCCGTTTGGTAAATTTATTGATGCTGATTTTCCGTTCCGATAACTAGCAGTTATATTATTTATCGCGTCCATGTTTGTTGGTATATACGGCAATTTTCCATCTCGCAATTGAAGATCTATTCGACCGTGATTAATTATTCTATTTGAATTTCCATATGGAGCTGTTTTAGTTGATGTTGGATAATATGAACCTGATTCAGTTATTTTGTATTTACCTATATATCTATGTTGCGACCAATGTGTATCTAATATATTAACAGAAGATATTGTTGAAATTAATCCTTGTAAACTTTCATAATTACTGTAAACGTCTGGAGAATATGAAATTGCAGTCCCTTCAATTAAATTATATTCTGAAGCAATATTAAGTTGATATTTTTCAATGTATGCATTTTTAGATAAATCTTCAATTACAGGCTTATTAAGTAATTTAACTTTACTTCTTTCTAAAACGTTTGGTTCAATAACTAAACCTATTATTGAATTAGCTCTTTGAGGAAGAAGTTGTTTAATATACTTAAATAGCGTAAAATCGTATATTTGTAATGCTCTAAAATAAGCTTCAAAATCATTTCGATTGTCATATTTTTTCCAATATTGAATTGCAAAATTATTTAAATCTGTGTAATGATCGCTGTAAACGTCGCCGGGATTTCCAATGTAATCGTCAATTTCAAAATATCCTAATTGATTGAAAATATCTTCATTGATTGCAGTTTGCGGAGAAAAATAAACTCCTAATCGATTTGAATCGATTGAATATCTGTCAAATGATGATTTTTCAATTCGAGTTTTAGTATTTAATCTTTTATTAGAATCTAATGAAGCTGATTCAATTCGAACTTTATTTGTATATAAACTAGATCCTCCTAGAGAAGGAGATGGAGTGTAATACGTTTCTTCAAAAGCATCAAAAATAATTTGCGAACTAGATGAAATTTGATTAAAATAAATTGATCCTGTATTTATAGTTTGGTTAGGATGTGCTGAAATTTGATAATACTGCCCTGAACTACTTTGAATTTGTTGAGAAGTTAATGTAAATCGATTTAATAAATTTTTATATGGGGCATCTCCTTGAGACCCATTCGTATTATTAATTCTGTCAACATTGTATGTATATGATGAAGGAGACGCAGCATGCTCTTCTAACGAATTTGAATTAATTGAGCCAGACCATAATCGAATTTCTTGAAAATGTCCTATAAATTTATTTGAACCAGTAGCAAAATAAATGTTTTCGGAAGTTGTAAATAATCCAGACCCGGTGCTAAAAAATGAACTAGAATTGTATACAGTTTTTCCATATAACGATTTAACTACTTGCAAACTAGCTGATCTATTATGTAAATTAGTTAATGCAATTTGATGCCATGAATTATCAAATATTTCTAAATTATTTAAACTGCCACTTTGACCATTAACAGAATAAGTTAATGTACCTTGATTATCAGTCGACGTTTCTTTAGTTAAAGACAATGTACTTCCAGAAGTTCGTAATATTATGTAAGTAGACCCGGAAGTGTATGTAACAGAATCTTCAGTTTTAAATCGAAATTCTAAAACATCTGGATAAATTACATTGCTGTCTGCATTAATGTAAGATTTTGACGGAATTAATAAACTTCCTGAAATTGAATTCCATGCATAATGATATACGTTATGAACATATTCTGGATATTGATCATTATCAGTGAATGTTGAAGGTCCTCCATATTCTTTAATTGTTAAAATTGTTGAAGGTATTCCAAAGCATGCAAGAAGAGCTTTAATTGATCTAGAAGTTCCTTTTGATTTTAAAATGTAAGGTAAATTATTAACTAATCTTCTCCAAATTTCTTTTGTGTTAGTTTCATCTGATAGCGAATTAATTCCATTTACATCATTTTGAAGTGCGGCTCCATTTTCATCAACACCTAAAGAATATCTCCATAATTCAGAAGAAGATTTTCCATTTAATAAATCAAAGCCCATTGACGATGCTACATGATGCAGTAAATCGTTTGGCATTCCATCTTTAGGATGTTCTTCTCGAGTATGAATTGTCGTTAAATTTTTAATATACGTCCATAAAATATCAAAATGCTGGGCTATCATATTAATAAACAATACGTATTGATCATCTTCAGAATCTTGAATGAAAGATGGTATAGTATTTTGAAGTTTATGTATATTAAATTTATCATATATTGAAGCAATATCTAGTAAATTATTATAATATTCAGTAGCTACATCAGAATTAACAGATTGCTGAATAGAAAAATATTCATATGGATCGGCGTTCCATAGTGATGAAGCAGCTGACCATAATTCATAAGCAGTTGCCCAAGTGTAATTTGCAGTGCTTGTTGATTTAGGCCATGGATTAATTGAGCTAGTTATTCCATATGAACTAGATACATTGTAAAATGTATATAGAGTAGATCCTGTAGTTTCAAAAAATAAATATTTTTCAAAATTATCAAATACGCTGACTACTTTATTTCGCTTTGAATATAAATCAGATAAATTTGCATTAATTGCAGAATTTGAACCGCTAATATTTAATACTGATTGAATTTGGCTAGTATAATATTCAATTAATTCTAATTTGTATTTGAAATTTTTAACTCTTTCTACTGCAGAACTATAATGTATAAAATTATCAAAATATCTATAATCAATATTTAATTGTATTCCAGATAAAGACCCGGAAAAATAATTATCGATAATTTGTTGCGATGTTGAAACGTTTGTAGATAATAAATCGTTCCAAGATTTAAATGATGTTGCTACTGAGCCTCCTTCATATTCATCTAAATTAAAATTTGGACCAGCTAATGTAGTAATAGGTTCTGGTACATGTTTAGGAATAATTAAGACTGAATCTAAAAATGGAGTAAGTATTTCTTCAGAAATAAAAACTTTAGATTTTTTACCATATTTTGCTGGTAACGGTTCGTATAATTTAACAAATATTTCTGGAGTGTCCGTATTTTCAAATTCAAACCGAAAATTAATAATTTGGTACGTTTCATTAAATCCAAAATTTAATATAAATGAATCAAAAATGTCATCTTTTTCTAATTCGGCCCATCGATTTCTTAATCTAATTAATTGCCCTCGCAACTGCATATTAGCTGATTCAACTAATTGCAGTCTTAATTCTCTTCTAGAAGGGGAAATATCTTTTATAAAAAGTTTCTGAGAGTCAAATCCTCCTAATATATTATCAAATAAATTATATACTATTCGATATTGTCCTTTATTAATTCCTAAAGTTTCTAACTCTTTAGATGTATTAATTGCTAAATGTTTATATGCATTTAATTGAGTATCAGTATTAGTATCTTCAATTGTAAATAATGCATTATGATTACCAGTTAAATAAATTCCATCTGGAGTATATACATGTAATTCTAAATTAGCTCTAGTATTTTGTTTAAATGTAATTGAAAAATTTCGAATATCTAAAAGTTGTTGGTCAATAACTTCTAATCTAGATACTTCAGTAGTGCTAGTTGCTTTTAATAAGTCGTTTTGATTTGTATATATTGATAACATTTTATTCTTTTATTACATAGTAAGCGAAGGTGCAATTACATTAGTTGACACTGTATTAATATTATTTATAGCATTATTACTTAATGTGTTTGTATTAGCTTTTACGTCGACACTATTTTTTGTTGAATCGTTTATTGGAGTTATTGCTAAAATTTGAGCTTGCAATGCATTTATTTGATTATTCAATGAATTGATTTTTTGTTTATCAGTATCTCTTCCAGAAGATAAAATTTCTTTATCAGCTTCCAGAGAATTAATTTTAGCTTGCAATGCTTCTAAAGTTGCTGCAATTGTATTTTTTGCAGTAAATTCAGCAAAATCAATATCAATGACTTGGTTAAATTTTGCTTGTGAAATTTTTTTAGTAGCTAAACTAATAAATTTTCGTTTACCTTCTAAATTGTTATTTTTATCAATAATTAATTGGCCTAAAGTATTTAAATCATAAGATTCATATTTAAAACTATTTACTTCAAATATATTAATTTCTTTTGTAAATACTTTTGTAGGATCAAATTCATGTAATTCGTAATTTTTCATCATTTAATTAGTTTATTTAGTAATTTTAAAAATAAAATCGGAAGAACTAAAATATTCAGTTATTCCGTCAATTGTCGATTTAATTTCAAATTTATAAAATCTTTCAGGATACATCATTGTCGAATAAAAATCAAAATAACCTCCATTTGAATTTGCGCTAATTTTAGTCGCTTCGCTATATGGAATAATTATTTGATCGTTATGTGCATCTACAATTTGATAATATGATGAAGTTGGAAGAGCTTTAATAGTAGCAAATACAGAATTTTGTGCAAATACTGGTCTAGGATATTTAGGTCTAGACCCTAATAATATTCTAACTTTGGTATTTCTAGGATGTTCAGATTTAAAATTTCTTGTATAAATTACAGGGGAATCTTCGTATGCAATAGAACTTAATGAGCCTGTAGCGTATGAAAAACTTCCTGTCCAACTAATGTATAATTGAGGTTCAAATACTGTATGAGTGTCTGAAGAATAAAATTGAATATTAGTATTTGGAGAGTTAGAAGCTGTTACAGATGCATTATTTAATGAAACTATAAAACCATTGTTATTTAATGTATTATTTTTCCATCCTTTAACTATATTTGTTACGTCAATATCAACAGCATCATTTGATTTAAAACTAAATGATTGACTTGCAATTGAACTTGTATACCATATACCCCCTCCTTGTAAAGTATTATATGACATTGATTTTCCAGATCCTGATTGACTATTCCATGTTGCGGAACCAGAGCCTTGAGTAGTTATCCAAGTAGCTCCATCTGTCATTGTAGCTGCTAATTCAGTAGTTGGAGATGAATAACCTACTCCATTTGACCAACTAGCTGCTAATGCTTTTGCTTCGATAATATACGTCTGAGGCAATTCAGATTCTTGAACTGTATATAATTTTAAACTAGCAGATATGTCATTGATTGAAATATTATTATTAGATAATATAGAATCTAAATTTGTTATGTCAAATTTAATTAAAGCTCTAGATTCAGTTAAAGTAGATGCAGTTCTAGATTTTCCTATTTCTAGAATTTGATCTAAACCGGTATTTCTATATGGATCGCTTTCGTATATTGTAGTGTCTTGTAGTGCTGGGATTGACCAAATCATATTTAATTATTTTTAAAGTGAAACGACTTTGCCTATTATATCTTTATTTGTAAATTTAATTTCAAAAATTGAAGGATCTAAAGAAGGATAAATTACTCCTGCTTTTGTTGCTGCTGTAATATCATAAACATTTCCAGAATATCCTTGAGTTGAATCATATAAATTAACTATTTTAACTGATGTTACTGATTGCACTCCTTCTACTCTGTCTAATTCTGTGTAAATTTTTGACAATACAATTGGTTGATTTATTTGCCATAATTTACTGTCAAATATAGTTTTTAATTTGTTAATACACATTAATAAAACTTCATTGGAATTGTATTCTGGCAAGGTAATTATTTCAAATTTAACGCCGATATTAATAACATATGCTGTCTTAATATTAACTGCATCGGTTAAGATTCTATATTGATTTATGTAAGTTTTTAAATTTTCTTTTACAGCAGGATTAAGATTTGTTAAATTTCCATTTCCATCATACCCTAACGTATATAAATTAATTGCTAATGGATTTGGAATCATTTCTTGATTATTATCTGGATTAAGTTGCTGATCTTGAATTACATACGCTTTTGCAACTGAACCAAATTTCGAAGGCATTGAATATGCTCTAATTATATAATCTTGCACTGTAATAGTTCTTTGTTGAGCAGCAAAATTTGCCATTGCATTTTGTCTAATTTCTTCAATCGTTTCTTCTGATTTACCTCCTATTGCTGGTGTTGGATTAGTGCAAGCTACAGAAGCTTTTATTTGATTTAATAATGTAAGATCTAATGCTTGAGAATCTATTTGATATTCTATATTAGCTATTGTTTTTAAAGAGTATGACGGTACATTTGATTTAATCCCACCTCCTACAGTATATTTAACTGTTAAAGTTGTATTTGACGGCGCCAAACCATATGATTTCGTATACATAAAGTTTGAAGGATCAATTGGATGATCAAATTGAATTTGTAATCCATTTAATGAAGACCCTACATTATCAGGATTTGGAATAATTTCTTCATCGTTATTATTTGATATTCCAGCTCCAAATTGAATTTCTAAATTTTTATCAGATCTAAATTTAGTAATAAATCGATACGAGGTTTTTTTCAATTTTAAAAGATAAGGTACATCTGTATATTGAGATAATTCAGGATCATTTTGAACGGTATTTGCAATTGTTTCAAATACAGTGTCTTGAGCTAAATACGGCACTTCTGTCCAAGTATTATTGTCAGAATCTGTTATTGAAATTACATCAATAATATCTGAATCATTAATTAATATTTTATCAAATCTTTTTGCAGCTCCAAACGTAAATGTTTTTGTTTTAATTGTACCTGCTAAAGCCTTTACCGATTTTTTTATTAAATAATATTCAGGAGTGTTATCAATATTATTAATTTGATATACACTGAGCTCTGTTGGATCAAAACTACTAGAAGCTGAAAAATTAACTAAAGACAACGTTCTAAATTCAGTATTGCTAGCGTCGTCTCGCGCAACCATATTTTCTTTAATTGTCAATGCATATGACCAATCAGGTTCTTTTCCATTTGAAGTTGATTTTGCAGGTAACAATTGAAATACGTCTAACATTACTGTAGCCGGAATTGTATTTTTTGTTTTATATCCTACATTTGCAGCTAAAGCTAATACATTTGGTTTACTTTCAGCCGTTCCTAAAAATGATTCTTTTAATTGATTGTCAGTGTAATATGATAATACATCACCTACATACGAAGCCATTTCTATAAACATCATTCCAGGCGATGATTCATTAAAATCATTGTAAGTATCTGGAAAGTAATTTTTTGCAAATTCTATTAAGTTTGCTCTAAATTGACTGAAATCTTTATTGAGATATCTTACATCTTTTTTTACTTGAGACATATTATATTTGTTCTATTGTGCTAGCTGTTATTAAAAATGTTATTGGAATTTCTGACTGAATTCCATTTACTGAAACTTTCATTGAAATTGTTACGCCATGTTCTTCTTTTGAATTTCCTACTGCTACAACAGTTTCAATATTTAATTCATTAATAGAAATGTAAGGTAACCAAAAAGATACTGCTTGTTCTATAGAATTACTAATAGATAATTTTAATAAGTCATCGTCTGGTTCAAATAAAGCTTTTTGCAAATTTGTGCCAAATAAAGGCTGCATAATTCGCTCACTTTGCTTTGTTAAAATTAAATTTTTTAAATTAGATAACGCTTGCTCTTCAGTGGAATACGACAAATCAAATAATCTTCCATTTGTTTGAGAAAATGGCAGTTTTATGCCAACTGCTACATTTGGATTATTAATTGATGTAATTTGCTCGTATGCCATTAGTTACTTTTTTTCTTATCAATTGCTTTCATTAATTGAGAATAGTCTCTTGTTAATGCGTTAACGACTGCTTCTCCTTCTGGAGTTGAAGCTAATTGTTTAGTGTTAATTTTTCTTCCTTCTATATCAGTTATAACTGGAGAAGCCATTGACATTGGCTTTGATTGCATTGAAGGCCATTCTGAAAAATCATTATAATTAATTTGTTCATCCATATATGAAGTTGTATTATTAGAAAAGCCTGAAGTACTATTTAACAATTCATTTAATGTTGGATTTTCAGTATATTGCTTTGCTCGTTGCTTAATTTTTGGTTTAATTGAATCTGAATATGAAACAATATTTTGCTTTTTTTCATTAATTAAAGAACTAAATTCTTTTAATTCAGAACGCACGACACCTTGCACTTCCTCTCGAATTACTTTTCGAAGAGCTTGTATAAAATCTTTTGAATTCATGATACTATTTAATATAATTATTTACTTTAGTAATTTATACATTTTTTAAAGTAATGCAAAACTTTTAATTTCAACAACGTATACGTTGTATTTTAAATTAAATTTAATATGAAATTACAGTTAACTATACCGTTGTCGATTTTTTAGTAAACGCTAATTCACTTAATAAAGTAGGAATTTGAGTTTTTAATTCGACAATTTGAGCCCATTGTGGAGATGCTGATAATGGAGATGAAGGACCTGCGGGAGTAACTACTGTCAAGGTTGATAATTTATCAATTAAGTCACTTGCCCATGTTTTAAATTTATTTCCTAAAATTAAAGGCTCGTCAGCATCGAAGCCTAAATTAATTTTAGTAGAATTAATTTCTACAGTGTCTTTTGCATCAATTGCAATGTTTGTTTCAGTTGACAATCCAATGCCATTTTTAGCAAATGCAATAATTTCTTTTTGACTACTGTTAAATATTATTCTTCCTGAGGATATTAATGTTTGAGGTGTTGTTCCCCAATTTTCATTTTTCCATGAAGTGATTTTTTTATTTTGTATAGCAGTGATTGTTTTTGATCCTTGCTCAAATTGAATGTTCTGGCCTGAAGCCATTATAACGATATTATCATTATTAGTAAAATCTTCAGTTATGTAATCATTTATATTTTGAGTGTTAGAATTTTCTTTAGAATTTCTAAAAATAGTAATTGGTGCTGATGCAGCTCCTCCACTCCAATTAGGTGCTACAGCAAAATTACCTGATTTAGGAGTAGTTGAAAACCTAATTGTATTTCCGTATCTACCTCCAATAATAACATCGCCTATATACGGTTGTAACGGTTTTACTGCTGGATTTTCAGAAAAATTTTCATCAATTTTAGGATCTTGTCGCTTCGTAGTATTTCCAATATTTGATTCATTATATTTATCTGAATTTCCAGTAGTAATACCTGTTTGAATTTGTTTAGCTGAAATTGTAGGTAATGCGTTATGATGAATTGAAGATTGTAAAGATACAATATCAATGTAATAATTGTCGTTAGTTATTTTAATTCCTGAAGCGTATGAACTAGGCGCTTTTAATATTAAAACAACTTCCCCTTTGATTGGAATTTTAAGTATATTAGTATTTAATGGCTTTGCTGTAATTACAGACAATACAGTTTCATCGTCTGAAGGGGTTGAATCTAAAGGTTTAACTTTTAAGGCGTATATTAAATTTGGATTTGAATTTTCATATAATACTTCTAATACCTCTGCAGGAGTTATTTGAAAATTTTCCATTATATTAATCCGTCTTGTATATTATTTAATTCCGCTTCTATATCAGTTTGTTTAGAAGTTAATTCAACTACTTTTGAATTGATGTTTTTTTCAGTTTCAGAAATTTCATCTAATTCACTCATTAATTGTCTTTTTTCTTCTTCATATAACATCCAAGAATTTCCAGTTTCAGCATGCACTCTGTTATTTGTAGAAACCAATCTTTGCACAACAGCAGCTAACTTAACAAGATGTTCGTCATTTTTAACTCCTACTTCTAAATATTCTTTAATTAAAGGGACAATTACCGTCGCATCTCCTACATTTTTAATTAAAGGTCTTAATTCGCCAATTAACATATTTATCTGTCTGTCTTTTTTAGAGCTGTTAGAATAAATATCTTTCATTAAACTTGAAAATGATTTACCTTTAAAAATTTCTATATCAAAATCCATAAATTACTTTAAAATAAATATCTTAGTCTAGAAATTCCAAATTTTTAAATTTATCTTGATTTAAAGCTATATGACCTGTATGTTTATAATTAGTATACATTTCAATGTAAGCATGTTTCATTATATTTACAACTCGAGTAATGTATTGCGTTTTAACTCCCGTGCGATCTCTAATCATTATATACAATGCTTTTTTATTGAAATTTTCAATATTTGCTCGAGTTTTAAATAATTCTAATACTGAGTCAGCAACTTGAATATCTGCTTGTTTTTTAAATAAAGTATTCAAATTATTATCCATGTAATTTGTAAATAAATCCATGAAGTCTGATTTTTCTTGCACATCTTCTTTACGCATTATTTCATTGATAATATTACGGTTAGAATCTATTACGTCGGGCTGATCTGTATTTTTAAATTTATTATAATTTACATTGTTGTGTACAATTAAATAATTTTTTGCTATAATAGAAAAATATGAAAATGCTTTGCCTTTAGATGGATCTGTATATTTATGAATTTTTTCATTTAAAAATGCAATTACTTCATGTTTTACATCTTCATATGGAATGTCAAAATGATAAAATTTAAAAGTATGAATAATATTTTCAACTAATTTATCAAATGGATATTTAATTTCTAATTCATATAATTTATTTCTTTCAATTTCATCTTCTAAAAGATTATAAAGTAATATTGCATTTTCAGTGTCTTTAGTAAAATACTGTTTACTTTTTGGTTTACGTTTTTGAGGTTTTGAAACTAATAAACTATCAGTAGCTATTACTGTTTCTGAATTTAATTCATTATCTTGAAAATTCATAAGTTGTTTGTATTGTTTGAGTTAATTCTGAATTGATATCTTTAATTGTTTTAAATACAAAACCAACTTCATCATCTGCTTCAAAAGAACCTTTAATATCCAATTCTTTTAATTGTATTTCTGTTTGTAATGATTTTTCACGAATCTCTTCAAATTTAGTTTGATAGAAGACAACAACTTCTTCTAAAGATTCATTTTGTTTAATTAAATTATAGCAGCCATATCCTAATGCAAATACAGCTACTGTTAAAATTATAATTAGTATAATTAATGTCATATTATCCAAATAATTCATTAAATGCATCCTTTAAACTAGAGTCAGCTACAGGATTATTTAAATTAGTTAATTTTGATTTAATTTTGTTTTGAGTCGGTTCAATTGTTGCTGTGCTAATATGTGATTCTGCACTTTCAATTAACGTCGCTAAATGATCGGCATGATGTAAAAGAATTGGCAAATCCGTTTTCAAAGCAAATTCAGGTTGACCTGCCATTAAATAAGATTCATTTCCTTTTGAATATAATCCATCATGAAGTTTAATTGCTAAATATTCATTTTCAGAAAAAGATATTCCAAATTCTTGAAGTAAAAATACACTTCTATCTGGAACTTTCATGAATTGCAATTTAGGATTAATTTTATAAATTTGACCTCTTTTTACATGCCAATCAGAATCGTTAGGTATATAATATTCATCTGTTGATGAACCTATTTTTCCTAAATCATGATTAATAGCTGCGAATACTAATTCTTCTTTTGTGTAATTTTTAGTATTAGCTCCTAGCAATTCCCAAGTGTCCCATAACTTTAAAGAGCATTTTACAACTCGATTAACGTGGTCAATATAACCTCCAGGCCAACAATTGTGTCTTGTTGAATTTGAAGATGCTGGCGCGGTTAAAATTTTTTCAGCCATTGATTCATACATTTTAATTAAAGCTTCTTTACGAGGACTTTGAATGTACGTTTCAATATAATTTATTAATTGATTCCAATGAATTTCTGTGTTTTGCATATTATTAAATTATTTTAAACAATTTCGTCAATTAATCCTAATTCTTTTGCTTTTTCAGCTGACATGTAATAATCTTTACGACACGCTTTTCTCCAAAATTCTTCATCTTGTTTTGTTTTAATTGCCATGATTTTGTAAAAATCTTCTTCTAACTCATCAATATGTTCTGCATTTGCTTTGATGTCTGCTGACTTACCAAATATTTCAGCTGAAGCTTCATGTACCATAATAGTCGTTGATTTAGATGCTGCTCGTATTCCAGTGCCGCAACATAAAATCATCGCACCGGCTGACATAGCTCTACCTCGCGCGATAATATTAACTGGCACTTCTAAAGATTCAATATAATCAATAATTCCCAAAGCTTCATATACATCACCCCCATTGGTATTAAGCATTAAATTAATAGGATCTTGTTTTTTATCTTCAGGTCTATTAGATAGTATTATTCTTACTTTAGAAATAAAATCAAACAAATTACCTAACTGAATATCTCCATGTAAATAAATAATTGAATCTTTAATATCTACCCCATATTCAATTTCACTGAATATTTTCATATCATCATCTTCAACATTTTTCTGTTTAGACGGTTTTAATTTGTCATTCATATCCTCATCATACAATCCATAATCGGATTTGTTTATATTTTTAAATTCCTGATTCATTTTTATTAATTTTATTTTTATTAATTTTATATAATATAAGGTAATCTTTTGTATAATACAAAAATTTACATTAATTTTTTAAGTTCTCTATGTGCTTTTGATAATCGACGAGTTGCTTCGGCTCGTTTTCCTTTTCTTTGTTCAGAAAACAAAATTGCTTTTAGGTCTGAAATTTCAGCACTTAATTTAGTAATAGCAACTTGCTTTTCTTCTTTAGTCATTTTCTTTTTTGGTTCTTTAGGTTCAATTACTGTAGCAGGCAAAGTTCCTTTTAATTCAGGTTGCTCTTCTCCTTTATGATATACAGTGCCATCTTGAGCTACAAATAATTTCATAAATTTCCAACCTTTTGGTTTGTCTGATTTAGCTACATATTCACCTCTAATTATAGGAGGTTCGACTATCCTTTGCACACATCTGTAACATAATACTGCCTCACAGTCGTTTGAAACAATACACCATGTTCTGCAAATATGGCCTTTCCAATATTTCCCGCCAGGTTCTGAATTTTGACAAATCATCATTCTTCTACCAGATTCATCAAATTTAGTTGAAAACTCAGATGGAGTTATTTGAGTTTGTATTTTTTTTTCTTTTGAAATTTTATGTATCATAACAAAAATATTTAGTATGTTTTTACATTGTCGGAGTTAGTAACAGATACAGCCCCTCCGGCGGCTTTTTGTAAATTTGCTGCTTTTTCAGCACGCCGATTATTGAGTATTTGTGCTTGTACAGCCAGGTTAGGCTCTACAGGGTATTTAGTATCCATGGGATCAATTACAGACTGAATTTGGGGTTGTTTTGAAGGTTGATCAATGGCAATTTCTGATATACTAGAGTCTAAAATTTCTCTCTGCTCAATATCGCTTGAGTTAGTGTTGTAAATTGAATTTACAGTGCTTTTATTAGATTCCAAGTTGTTAAGAAAATTAAAAGCTAATGCCATGCAAATAGCTAGCGGATCAAATACTACAATGAAAAGTAATATTAATACATTAACTACTTTATCCATAGGAACATTTAATATTTTTGAAATGTATGACAACGACCCTAATTCTGAAGAAATTTCATTTTTCAAACTTAATTGAGTTACTTCAACTTTAACTTTTGCAACTGAATCGGAATATGCAATTAATTGCTCGTTTAAATTGTCAATGTCTAAATTTAATTTTTTAATAGTAGCGTCTGTTTGTCTAGCACTTCTGTCTGCTGAATTAGAAGAGCGATTTGAATTAATTAATTGAGATGCTCGTTGCTCTTGAGAATTTCTAATTGAAGTTAAATTATTTAATTGAGAATTTTTACTTTCTAACTGAATTTTAAATGCACTAACTGAAGATTCAAAATAAGATTGTTTAGTTGATAAACTATCTGTTTGCGTTTGAGTTAAATCATATTTCAATTTAGTCGTTTGATAAGCGCCGGATAAAAATCCATATATCCCAATTGAAGTGATTAACATTATTATTGAAATTGCAACTAAAAGATACGCTCTTAAAGTTTTATTTACAGAATTCCAATGTTGGTATAAAAACGAAGCAATTATTAATTTTGACGTTTCTAGAGTTGAAGCCATGACAATAACTGAAATCATGGCTCCTGCAAATAATTTAGATAATCCTACTATAGAAAAAAATGCTGCGCAAATGGCTAATAGCAATGCTATCAGCCCAACAGAAATTTTTAAAATAATTTTATTCATTAGGTTCTAATTCTAAACGTTCAACGACTATTTCAATTTCTTTAATAATCATTTCTAAAAACCGCACAGCCTCATCTCCACTGATATCGGAATTGTTAATAGAACGTTGTAATGTCTTAAGCTTAGTTATTTGAGCTTCTAATTTTCTAACGGTATGTTCTTTGTATCTCATGTTAAATTATATTTTAAATGTAATGTTAAATTGAATTTTAATTGAATATATTAATATTGTTAATTATAATAATATAATAATAATATAATAATATTATAATATAAGAATATAATTATGTTGATGTTTGTTTAAACCGCAATTTTTTCAAAAGAATTTTTATGCAATTTTAAATAATTTAAAAGAGCAAGTTCTTTTGCCTTAGCTTCGATCATAATGTCGACGTCTAATCCGTAAGTGTCAATATAATTAGTTACGTAGTCTGAATGCGCCCTAGGATTGAGCTTGTCATTAGATTCGTGTAAAGATTTTGACTCGGAATAATGCACAACTGGTTTGCAATCTTGCCAGGTAGATGCAGCTAAATACAACGCTTCTTTTTCAGTCATATCACCGTCGCAAAAAGTATGATGGTGATAATCAAATACAATAGGAATGCCTACTTTTTGATAAATAAGTTCATGCAAATCTTTTACAGAATACATACTACCTTTGTCATCATTTTCGATAGTTAAACGGGCTCGTACGCCCTCGGATAGCCTATGAAAATTACGACACCAAGTTTCAGCCGCAGAATACTTATCTCCGTAAGTAGCTCCTACATGTATATTAATTTTGTTGTATGTAGTTCGAGATAAACCCATTAAGTCAAATAATAGTGCATGCATTTCTAAATCTTTTATAGTATTGATAACTACATCTTCTTTTGGAGAAGCTAGCAAATTAAATGGGCCTGGATGAGTAGTAATTCGAATTTTATGTTGCAAGGCAAATTGACCACATCGAGCTAACACATTTGATATTTCATCAAAATTTGGAAATTGACGTACATCAACTTTATTACCCCATGGAAGTAAATCACTGCCTAATCGAAAAAAATAAATGTTGTGATCTACATTCCACTTAAGAATAGTTTCCAAATCTAAAGCATTTTTCAAAGCTAACTGAGATGCATGTTCTAAACCTTTTGCTTCTAAAGTTGCCTTGCGCATAGCCCTGCCAGTAAGAATACCCTTCTTACCTAAAGTCATGTTAATACACGCGTAACCAATATTGCCCATAATTTTTATTTGTTAATTTTTAATACTTACTTAAATATAAGTTATTCATTTGTAACTTCCAAATTTGTTTTTGAAGAATCTAAATTTAGATTTTCATTTGCAAATTCTTCAATTATCTCTGCCTCTTGCACAGTTTCACAAAAATAATATCTACCATCACGCTGTAATATTACATCTGCATTGAGATATTCTTTAACAGCTTCAATATCTTTAACATGATGTGTCCAATAAATTTTTTTAACTTCTACTAATTTATCTTCCCATCGAATAAATTCTTTTTTGATTGAATGCATATTTTTATTGATATTTAAAAATAAAAATATCTTTTGTAATTACCAAATTTAATTTAACGAAATTTTACTTGTCATTCCGATTATTTTATAAACTTTGCAGCATGGTTGTTTTTGAAATATAGAAATTTGTTTATTTGTTAATTTTTGCTTGCAAATTATATAACCTTTTAATATTAAATCTAATACCGTATTTAATAAAGAACTTTCTGTTGGCGAATTAATGATTACTCTGTCAAGTATAAAAAGTAAATTAGTGTCTAAATCAAATTGTATTGATGAAGTAATGACTTTGTCAATTTCAGATTCAAATTTTTGAATAAAAGAATCAAAATCAAGGTCATGCGTTGTCGGCTCAAATATTTGAGGTTTCTGCCATAAAGGCAGCTGCAAATCAGCATCGTCTATTTCCATATCATCTATATCATCATCTAGAAAATTTTCACAGATTAAACTGTATATAAATAGTATTTTTTCGTCTTTTGGCAATGAATTAAAAAATTCATAGTCTGAATCATCAATTATATAATCATTAAAATTTATACTATTTTCCATATGTAATTTAGTATTCATACTGTTTCCCGTTAATAAATATATCATACGATAACCATGTAGGATCGTATATAGGTTTAATTTTATCAAATATTAACGGGCTGTGAAAAAATGACCGAAGACTTTGATGCCTAAGTTCCATGTCGGGTATTTTAACAATTTCAGATAATTGATGAAATTCTTTTTCTGATAAATGTTCTTTAATTTGATTAGATAATTTATTTTGCATTTTTATAAATTGTATTTAAACATTCTATTATTTCTTTGGTAAGTGAATATCCTTCTTTGACATAATGAATACAAAGATTTG